CAGATCGAACTGCAGCGTCGCCGTGCCCTTGGTCCCTTGGGCCTGCGCCTTGCGGACCACGCCGACCTGAGCTTTCGTCCCGGTCTTGCCCGCCATGGCGGACTTGAAATCGTCCCCGGTGAAATGCGTATCGAAGACCGGAGCGCCCGCGTTCAGGCGGTCCAGCCTGGCGCCGGCCATGTCGAGCCACAGCATGCAGGGATCGCCCGTGTCCGGATCGCGCCGGGAGACCCATTGGCCGCCATACCAGACGCAATCGATGGTTCCGGCCTTCAGATCGACCGTGCTGGGCACGAATTCGGCGATACTGCCGCCGTCGACTTTGCCGCCGAAGTAGTCCTCGGGGCCGATCTCGCCCGCGGCCTTGAGGTCGGGAGCCTTCATTCCCGCGTCCTTGTAGTGCGCCGCGAGGTGCGCGTGCACGCCTTTGCGGTCCGCATCCGGGACGCTCAGTCCGCCGCCGTTCAGCCGGCCCATGGCAGAGGCGACGCCCTTCATGTTGGCCGCGCCCACGGTTCCGTCCGCGGACACGTTGTGGTGCGGCAGCTTGTAGGCGTCCTTGGTTTCCGGATCCTTGGACGGGTCCACCCAGGCGTGCATGGCGCGCAGCGCTTCCTTGGTGGGCTTGTCGCCCAGCCGCTTCAGGTTCGCGCCGGCGTCCCAGGCGCCGTCCTTGTCGACGGCCGTATGCTTCACGCCGATCGCTCCGAGCTCTTCCGGCGCCGTTCGGCGCCCCGTTTTGAGATCGCTCATGTTGTTCCGTCCGCTAGTTCAGTCCGAGCTGGACCTTGACGTATTCGGTTTCGCCCATCAGCGCGATCTGGGCGAGCTGGCGCTCGAGCCAATCGATGTGATCGTCCTCATGCCACTTGATCCAGTGCTCGAACTTGTTGCGCGTGTTGTCGTCCTTGGCTTCGAGCGCCAGCACCGCATAGCCGTTGTAGGCGTCCACGATGGCCGTCTCGGCGTCCAGGGCCTTCTGCAGGATGTCCGTGAGGGTCGCCCGCGTGGCGGCGTTCGCGGCGCCGTAGGCCGGGTCGGCTCCGAGGAAGAAGATCCGGTCCGTGATTTCCTTGAGATACGACTCCGCGTCTTCGCCGAAGCCGCAATATTTGTCGGCCAGCTTCTTGAGGCCGCGGTAGCGCAGGTCGCGCTTGTCCAGGTGATACTGGACGTTCAGCCGCGCCTCCATGGAGGCCGCCTGTTGCAGGACACCAATGACCTTCGGATCGCCGTTCATGAATCTCCTTCGATACCAGGAAATACCAGGATTACCGCCCGCCGAATTCCTCTAAGCTGTGGCAACGAGAGCCCTTGGGTTTTCTTTCTACCAGCTTTTACCACCTAGTTCACATACAGCCGGGAGCTGGATTCCCATCGCCGTGATCCATGCCTTAACGCCTGGGCGGTCAAATGGTCGGCCGCGCTCGCGAGCTGCCCGGCCTGGTGGCGAACTTCCTCCGCGGTCATTCCTTGGCCGGGCGTACCGCTCAGGCCCTGGCCCTTTGGCGCTCCCACCGCCGGCTTCGCGCTGGGCGTTCGTTCCTCGGTTCCGGCGGGCTGCTCCTGTCCGCGGTCGGTGACGTTGCGCGGGTCGCAATCCAGGATGATTTCGAGCTTGTCCAGCTTGGCGTTGATGCGCGCGATTTCCTCGAGCTGGCCGTCCGGGTCGTAACCGTTCTGGGCGATGGCTTCGGTCAGCGTCAGCACGCCCATGCGGATCCGCTTCAGGTCCGCCATCGTGTCTTTCAGCGGATCGACGCTCTCGAACTTCGGCGCCGTCCACTGGGTGGCGTATAGACTCAGCTTTTCATCGTCCACGGCCGCCGCCGGGATCTTGCCCTGGAGCACCAGCGTGTCGATGAACCTGCGCCGCACGGGCGAGCAGAACATCGGGACCAGCGTCAGCCAGCGGTAGCCCTCGATGGTGTTGCGGAAGCCCAGCATGCCGCCGCGCCACGAGGAATAGGTGGTCTGCGACAAATCCCCGGTCATCACTTCATACGGCGTGCCGATGCCGGCCGCGATGCGGTGCAGCTCGGTCTTAACGTAGTCGCTGTAGCCCCCGGCGCCCTGCGGATTGTTGAATCTCACGTCCTGGCCGGGCTTCAAATATTCGATCATGGCCGGCTCGAACGACTCCACCTGGTTATCGTTCTGCGGATCCGTGTCCTTGATTCCCAAAGGCGTGCCAGCGATGCCTTCCGGCTGCGTAACGAAGGCGACCACGCACGCTTCGATCTTCTTCCGCACGCCCTCGGCGTCCCGGTAGTCGTCCAGGTCGCGGAAGGCCATCATGGACGGCGTCATCCAGGGCACGCCGCGGACCTGGCCCGGGCGCAAGACCCGGTAGATGTGCATGATCTGCTCGGCCGGAACCGGCTGGCTGATGATGCCGCCCCGCGGGTTCAGGATCAGCACGCCGCCCGGGTGATAGCTGAACAGCCAGTAGGCCACCCGGCGGCCCAGCATGTCGAACTGGACGCCCTGCATCACGTGCCCGTTGATCAGGCCCATGGTCCGGGTCTGGTCCAGAAAGTCGGCTTCCAGGATCTGGAGCTGCAGGGGAACTCTCAGGGCGGCCTGGGGCAGACGCGGCCGGTAGCGGATGATTCCTTCGCCGCTTTCCGCCGTGCTGCGCATCACCAGCGCCTGCATGCCGTAGAAATCCAGGCGCTGCGGCGTATCGCACTGCTCCACGAAGTAGGGCCACTCGCCGTCGATGATCCTGTCCAGCTTCGCGTTACCCGTTTTGGCCTGTGGAACGATGCCGGTCCCGACGGTGTTCCCGACCAGCTCCTCCAGCGCCTTGGCGGCGTGCGGATTGTTTCGGACCAGGTCCCGCGACCGGTTGCGCAGCCAGATGAGCGCGCCCATCAGCTCGACGTTGGCGTCGGTCGAGGCCGCGTACCACCCGTGCGCCCGCCGACCCGAAGTTGCCCCGTCGTAACGGAAGCGCTCGGCGCGTTTGTCCCGCAGCTCGGAAACGTAGTCCAGCGCCAGCCGGGTCTTGACCCGCCGCAAAGCCGTGTCCGGCGAGACGAGACCGATGGCCCGATCGAGAAGATTCATCGTTCCAGGGCCTATTTCTTCTTGCCTTTATTGGTTGCCTCAAAGAACTCGCGGCGCGGCGCTTCGGTGTTCGTTACAGGCGGTGCTTCCGGCTTGGGCCGCCGGAAAATGTAGCGGCCGCGGTCGCATGCTGCGAGCTCCCAGCCTTCTTCGCCGAGCTCGGCGAGATCTCCAGCCTCCGGATAGCCGGTCACCTTATACTCCCAGCGCATTAGTCGAACTCCCGCAAGCAAGGACCGGTCGGACCGTCGCCGCGCTTATGCTGAGCGAAGGCGACGCGCACGTCCGTGCCTCCGGAAGCCTGGCGGATCCAGTCTTCGCCGGCCTCGATCGCCTTCAGCATGTCGGCGCCGTTTTGAAACCTCTGGCTCTTCCCGTCGGAGAAGCGCACTTCCAGCGTCCCGGACAGGTAGGCGAGCTTTAGGGCGTCGACCGAAGCCTGCAGCTGATCTACGGTAAGCGCCATTTAGTCTCGTTGAAACCAGTTCCTTTTGGGAATCCACCGTTCCGTCTTCTGCAAGGGCTGCACAGCCGCCGGAGCCTGCGCAGGCTCGGGAACCAGGCGGAGCGCCTCTTCGAATCTGCGCCACTGCGCGTCGTTCATGCGGTCGATACCGAAGATCGCCGCCGCGCCGCGGTTGTAGACCTTCAAATCCAGCGGCTCATTGCGGGCATTGGGCAGCTTTTCCCAGCCGATCTCGCCGTTCTGGCGGACCATCCGCTTTTCCGAGCACAGCCCCTCGAAATAGCGCCGCTCATAGGCCACCGGAAAGTGGTAGGCCCCGGCCATCGGACTGCCGTCCGACCGCGGCCGCACATGCCGCAGCAGATCGTACACTTCCTGTTTGACGCAATGCGTCCCGATACCGACGATGTGCACGCCCTGGCGCTTGCGCGCGGCGTCTTCTTTCGACACCGAAGAGATCACCCGCAAGGCGTCGTCGGTTCCTTTGACCGGAACCACCGTCCGCGGCGCGACGACCGCGATCCCCGCCGGGCTTACGGCCAGCCGGGCGTGCCGCAGCGCGAAGTCGTACACCGGCTTCGGCCGGCTGCCGGTGTCGATCGCCATGATCATGATCGGCATGGTCTGCCCGCCAGCGTGCGGGAAATCCCGCTGCAGGACCTTGGCGTTCAGCGCGTCCCAGAGTTCCTGGGACGTGACCGGTAAGTCTTCTCCGTTGGGCGCCTGCGCCCGGATCGAGCCGTACTCGATCGACCAGTTCTCGCGATCCCGGCCCCAGGCGACCACTTCGTATTCGAGGCGCGGCGGGTTCTCCTGGACGTCGACAGCGGCGGTCAGAAACAGTCCCCGCTGCGGAATGACGGCCTGCCCGTTGGCCGGATATTCTTCGCGGCGGGCGAAGAGCAGCTCGTCGTCGGGCGTTTCGCCCTGCTCGGTCCACAGTTCCGCGAGCGCGGTGTTGACGAAGACCTGGAAGCGCTGCCGGTCGTCCTTGCGGGCCAGGAAGTCCTCCACCATCGTCCCCAGCCGCTTCCACGGCGAATAGAGATGCGAGATCCAGAAGCCGGCGCGTCCGCGGAACGGGCGCTGCGCGCGCCACTCGGCGAGATCGCAGGCGCTCCACCGCGCTTCGTCTTCCCAGATGGCCTGGCAGTGCAGGCACTGATAGCCCAGGACGGGGCTGAACTTGACCTGTCCCCAGTTCAGAACCTGGAAGGTTCCGCAATTGGGGCAAGGCACCCAGGGCCGGCGCCCGTCGCTTTCGTCGTAGGCCTTCCCGATGCGGCTGCGGCCCAGGACGGTCGGCGAGCAGCACAGCACGATCTTGCGCCGCGTGCCGAACGTGACCGTCCGTTCGCGCGCCAGGTCGATCGGATCGCCCTCGCTGCCGGCAGAGGCCGGATATTTATCGATCTCGTCGGCGAACAGGTAGCGGACCGACCGCCGCGCCAGGTTTCCCGGCGCGATCGCGCCCACCAGGGCCAGCGATCCGCCCGGATAGGTCTTTTCGAGAATCGTGTTCGACGAATCCCGACCCTTGGCCTGTGCCACGCGGCCGCGCAGGCATTCGCAATCGCGAACCATGGGCGCCAGGCGTTCCTTGCTGAACGAAATGGCGTCGTCGGCCCTGGGCTCGATCACCATGGCCGGGCCCGGGTCCTCGCAGATCGAATAGGCCAAGGCGCACTGGATCAGCAGCGTCTTGAGCATCTGCGTCGAGCACATCAGCACCAGCGAGTCGACCGCCGGGTCGGTGAAGGCGTCGAGCGGCTCTTTCTGCCAGCCATACAGTTTCAGGAGGCCGGCGCGCGCCGAGTATTCCGAGGACAGGACCAGGTTCCGTTCGGCCCACTGGGAGAGCGGCAGCCGCTCGGGCGGAAGCCACAGCTTAGCCCACGAACTCCGATAGCTCTCGGAGAGCCCGGTCGATTTCTCCGCGGGTGCGCTGGTCACAATCGATTTGCAGGAGAATGTCGCGCGCCCGGACGATCATGCCGGCCACCCAGGCGTTCACCACGGAGAGCTCGACCAGCTCGCCCTTTTCCTTGCGGTAGCGGAGCCGCTTCATCGCGACCGTGACCCGCTCCTTGGCCAGGACGACCTTGGCCAGGTCGGTGGATTTCTCCTGCTTGAGCGTCCGTTTGAGCTCTTCCGGGTCCCGATTGGCGCTAATGCGTCCGCGCTTCTCCGCTTTCAGCACCGCGACGTGGGAGACGCCGGCCTTCTTCGCCGCCGCCCTCGCGCTGAGACGCTTGCTCGGTTTCGCGGGGCTCTTCTTCTTTGGGGAGGCCTTCTTCACATTCAATCACGGGTCATCGGCGGAACCAGGGGGATCTGTTCCCGGCGTGGCACTCTCTTTAGGCTGGCGGCGTTCCGAGCGGGAGCGCTGTGCCCGCGATGCCCGGCACTCCGGGCGGACCGCCGCCCCTGCCTGTCATGGCGTAGAACAGAGTGCCCGTCGCCGCCGCGCCCAAGGCTTTTCCTTCGTCCGGAAGGCCGAAGTGGAGCATCAACGCGCTGAGAGCGATCAGGAAGAGGCAGATGACCATGTGGCCACCCGGCGTATCCAGAGCATCGAACATTGCGGGGCGTCGAACCTTTCTCGATTCTGATCTTCGTTTGGTAACCGGTAACCGGATTTTTCAAACCAAAACTAGCGCAAACGAGCCACAGATACACTCGCGCGCGGGAGGGGTCGATGAAAGGACCCGGTCAACCTGCGGCAGCCGCGCATGTGGCGCGCGCAGGGGTAGCGCACGCGCCGCATGCGCCCCGACGCGCGCGGGAGACCTTTTCTTTCGCTTGGATCATTGCGCGCAACTCTGCATTTTCCGTCCGCAAGCGCGCCGCTTCTTCGTCCCGAGGCTTGGAAAAGTAGTCCTCGATGCCGCGCTGCAGGGACGTGCCGTCGTACCAATCCGGCCGGTCACGGCCGTCAGACCACATTCCCATGTGCCGCCTCCGGGTTCGGAGTCCGCCGTGCTATCCTCGCGCCCTGAAGCTTCCGCCATTGGCGTTCGACACGCGCCCATTGCTTCAGGTCAACGATCCCCTTCGCGAGCTCCGCAGCGTACTTGTTATATTCATCCGCGAATGCGTTCAGTTCGGCAGGCTCGGTCGGCACTGCGGCCGATTTCTTCGGACTGGCCACGATCATCCCGGCCGCCGCTAAGAATGCGCGCCTGTTCGAGTTCACCTGGCAGCTCCGAACCAATCACAGGATTTCCTCCAGCCTGCGTATCCCTTCGCTCTCGAGCTGCTCGCGCATGCACCGCAGCGCCTGCCCGCTGACTCGATCCACGCCCTGCTCCGTGAGCTGCATCGCGACCGCCGTTTGTGCAACCGTCAGCCCGAATCGATACCGTAGGCGAATCACCTTGCGGCTCGCTTGAGGCAATTTCCGTTCGCATCGCGATACCACTTCGCGCCGCTGGGCCGCCGCGATCTGGTCGAACGGCGAAGGCCAGTGGCTTCGGAACGCCCACGACAGTTCGTGCGATGGCGCAGGCAAATCCGTTCAACCCCGCTTGGCGACCAGCAATAGCAAGGTCGCGACCGCATTTAGGAGCACGATAATGATTCCCGTATTCAGCCAGTTGAGCTTTTTCTCGATAGAGTCCAGGCGGCGACCCGTGAAGTGCTTGGATTCCTCGAGCACAGCGACGCGCTCCGTCAGATCCCGATAAGTAGCGGATG